TCAGAAAAATAAGTTGCTAATTCTCCAAGAATATTAATCCCGGCCTCGGAAAACTGTCTGAGTTCCTGTCCCCTGAGGTAATTAGCGGCCTTGACCTGCCCGTATGCAAGAATTAACCTTTGCATATCTACCCCTAATCCGGCAGATACATCGGCTAACATCTTGGTAGTACCATATAGCTTTTCGGTTTCTATCCTATAAGCAGCCAATTGCTTAGTATATGTCACCAACTCTTTTAATCTAAATGGTGAACGTACTGCTAAATCCGAAATTTGGCTGAATAATTTATCTGCCTTATCCTTATCTTGTAATATAGCCTCCAAAGAACGCTGTTGAAGTTCAAATAAACCTCTAATATCAGCTAATTTATTAATATACCCTTGAATTTGAGAAACACTAAAAACTAATGCCATTTTACGAGCCAACTGCCCGCTTATATCCATTAATCCTCTATGTTGTTTTTGTAAATTTTTACTACCTTCTATTTGCTTAGTATTTTGAGCATTAAGCCTCTTGATGGCTTCATTCATTAAATTTATTTGCCTAACACCCTCTGCATCAGTATCATTAGCGTTACCCCTTACTTTCTCTAATTGTTTTACCTTTGCTATCCGCTCATTTATACTATTTTCCCCCATACCCATTGCCCCACTAAAGGTATTTAGGGTTTCCTGTTGTTTGGCCAACGCCTCCGCCTGTGCTAATTTCCGCTCCGCCTCTGCCTGTTTTTCCATCTGAATAGTGGCACGTTCTCTCGCTTTAGTTTCTTCTTCTATTTTCTTGGCTCTATCTTTTTCCTCTTTAGCACTTGATGCTTCTAATTCCCTATAATATAGCCCCATCTGTTTTAAGGATTCTGCATTTACTTGCTGTGCTAAAGTTTTTTGGTTTAAAGTGTCAATGGCATCCCTGAATGCTTCTTTATTAGAGGTTATAGTTGCCTTCTCTTTCTCTAAAACATCTATCATCACTCTAACGCTCTCTATTTCCTGTAAATTTGAGCTATTTGTTTGACTTTGTATAAAAGTATTATTATTACCTGCCTTTAAAATATTATATTCATTAATGGCTTTACTTAATTCCTCATATCTTCTTTTTTGTGCCTCTAATTTGGCACTAATAACATCGGTATTCTGACTACCATTAACCTCTGCCGTCGCTTTAACTACTTTTATGATATTATTAGCAAGTGACTCCGCTTGATTTGCACTATTAGTTAATCCAGCACTTAGTTCTACTGACAACTTACTAGAATCAATCTTATTTAAAGAGTTATTAACATCTAATAAGCCCTTAATTACTGGATTAAGCCCACCGGCTATTTGTCCAAGTGAGGCAGTAACAACCTGAGACATTTGCTCGGCAGAACTTGCGATCCTTTCCAGCTTTATGTCCATCTCATCTAATTTTCCTAGCAAACTTGGTGGTAATTCAAGTGCTATGCCAATACCCTGACCTTCCATATTATATTTTTTTATTATTATTTAAAATAGGAATACCCAAATCATTTTTTAAAACATCCTGCCCATCACACTTGATGGCTTTCCTTTTTAGTTCCTGTTCTTCACTTAAATAAATAGAATGACTATAATCATAGTTAGCTAATTTTACTTGAGGTACAGTCCATTCCCATAAATATTCTTCTCTAGTAATAAAAGGATTAGCCCGAAGAAAATCTATCATTTGTCCATATTCCGTTCTAGATGGGATAATTTGGCTTCTTCCATCTTTATCTTCTTGGTTAAGACTGTCCCCCTCACTATCTGTATCGCATCGGTAATATAAAAAAAAACCTCTACGTCGATTAAATTCATTATTTCGACAATGCTCGTCATCCAAGTGGAAGAGTCACTCTCCCACATTATAGTATCATACAGTGCATTATATTCGTCTGAATAAATACGTTTTTTAAAATCTAAAAAAATGCCATCCTTATCATTAATTACGGACATAGTTAGTACGTGGACAACACTGGGAATATTTACCGCAAAATGTTTTAATACATCTCCCATATTTGCATTTTCCACCTTAACTATCTTAACCGCCTCCTCAGCTATGAGCCATTGAACGCCCATTTTCAACGCATTTACGGGGTGTTCAACACCAGCTATAGTTATTGTTACCGGCGTGTTATTAATTATGTTAGATAAGCGTTCTTGTGCCATTATGGGGGCTTCGCTTACCATTGTTTTTTTATTGGCCATAGGATTGGTATTTATAGCCTTTTTTAGAGTTTTTTGTTTTATTTCCTTTTCCATTTATTATGCCTTTTAAATAAATGGGGTGATGGCACTATACCACCACCCCATTAATAAAAACCCTATTTTAGTTTATACTATTTCACTACCAACCAAGTATGTTGTATCCGCAGGAATCATAGCACAAGGTGATTTAATAGTAACCTCACCAACCTTTATATTTTCCTCATAAGCAGTACCGGCCATCTGGCATTCCCCCGAACCTGTTTTTAACGAACTGATAATCGTCTTTGAATTTAGTTTCAATTTAGGAATTATCACACTTGGAGTAGCCGTGTTCTTGAATTGTATTTCTATTTTTACATACAAATCTACATATTGGGTAGGAGCGAAAACAGAACCCGAAACAGAATCTAACGTCCATCCCATAATTTCCTTCATTATTGTATTTTGTAAATCAGTACATGTAGCAGCAAATTTCTGAGGTCCCAGTGTTATGTTTTCAAACAATGGAGTAGAACTAAATTCACTCTCCTTTGAGTTAACTGTATTATCATCCGGTGTTAAAGAAATAGTATCTGCTACTATTGATACTAAATCATATGATGTAGCACCTATTGTGTCAACATCAGTATAAGGGGTGAAAAGCAAAGCCTTAGCATTTGAAAAAGTTACTACCCCTGTGTCTAATTTTGTAATTGCCATAATTATAAATTTTTAATTTGTTTGTTTTTAATGTATTCTTATATTTAGAAAAACTATATCATAATAAATTTTTCTTATTGTATCATAATCGCTCGTCATTCCCATTCTATTAATAGAATAATGTTCATCTGTACTACCCTCAATTGAATTGTTAAGTAAGGTGGATAATGAGGATAAAACTGCAACATTTTTAGATCCATCACTGAAATTTTTAGAAGGATATAACAATATACTTACAATCCCACGACCATAGGCATCCATATCTTTTATAGTGCCCGAACAATCCACTACTACCATGTCATTCCAATTTTCTTTAATGGTCGTTGGTAGCCCACCAAAAAAGACATTATCACTCACATTTCCACTTAACAATGTATTTAGAAATGTTTCTATTGCAGATATGTTTAATAAATTCTTATCCATTATAATTGATCCGTTCTAGTATTAATAACTCTAATCTTTCCCCCTTTAAATTTATCCGTCAATGATTGCATTTCTCCCATTAGTTGTGAAATAACCTTATATCCTCTATCCTCATTTATTTCAGAATAAAAAGTAGTACTTAACACAACCAATTCATATCCCTTTATTGTCGCAGGAGTGAAGGATTTAATAGCCTTTGTTGCCCAATTTCTACCATAATCGGGCTCTATATTATTTTTAACCCATCCATGCGCTTTCTCGGTGGCTAATTTTGAACCAACATATCCGTATTTCTGTAAAACACCATCATAAAAAACACCATAAACATACGCATCATGCTCGTTCATTTTTCTATTCAATGTAGTTTTATTTGAAGCAGCTTGATTAATAATTGACTGTCCTTCCACAGCAAGCCTTTCAGTCAACCCATCAATTATTTTTTGTCTTATAGCTTTTACGTTTATCATACGTCCATGTCTTTTAATATTACTTCACATCCACCCATAGGGCTAGGAACTATACTATCAATTATACCATTAACATTAAGTCCATAGAAATTACCTCTAAATGTATCCCCCCGCTTAATCACAATATCCTCACCCACTGTTATCGGGAAAAAAATCTTAAAGGTAGAAGTAATAAACCCATTACTATTTGTTCCAGATACCCCCTGTATATCACATACAGTGGTCATAATTTCAATATCCGTTTCAACTTGTTCGTCCAATGGTTTAGTTTTATCCTTACCAAAAGTAAAAAAAGTCCCAACGAATGGGTATTCTTGCAATATTTGTCTATCTATAACCATGATCCTGTTGCGTCTATTATTTCTATATTAAGATTATGAGGTTGGGTGACAATAGCCAATCTATCATCACCCCACTTCTTATATAGACTAATCATTGTATTATAAATACCGCGCATTTCATTTATTGTTTGACTACCTACGGAAATCTTGAAAGAGCCGTGCGAGGTAGAGTAACTAGCCGAAGAATCGGGTGAAGATGTATATATAATAAACAGTAAGTCAGCTAACAACAAATCTTTATCTTGTTGTTCAAGTTCACTATAAGACTGCACGTTATCTACCCCTCTATCTTGAGCCACTCTCTCTAACACGGCTTTATCAAAGACAAAACCCGTTAAACCCGATAGGTAATTTATAATATTAAATGATATTGCCATAATCTATCCTACTATGAATCTGCCGTTGCGGTATCTACAATAATATGATTAGGAAACTCATTCAATGTCGGAACAGCCGACATCATTAAGTCTGTATGCCATTCTTTATAATTACCATTATTCAATGTAGTATTAACGACATTAAATATCTCATCTATTATAGCATAAGTTTTGGTCACCATTGAAGATCCGTATTTCTTAGATAACTGTGTGTCTAAAATATCAGTGTGAATGACTTGCCCTGCAAGACCAGTGGGACGCAAAACAGCTATATTGGAAGCCCATCCATGCACCGTACTCGCACCTGACCATGTTAAGTTATTCTGCTTTTCTACTATAATTTCAATAGGGGATATAGCTGGATATAATGAAATATATTTTAATATATCATCAGCGGTAAAGACCATCCCGGCAGTAGTTGCCTGACCGTTTAAATAACGTTGATCGCTAATAAATGTTTTAATCTGCGCATTTTTCATAAACACATTATAAAACATATCATACGGTATTTGCCATTTAAGCGGTCCCTCTCCAAACTTGCTCTCCCTCCAATCCTGTTCTATTGTAGCCATTTGGTCTAATATTAAACAATCCGAAGCAGCCCATATTTTACTACCAGCAGTCTTAAAATTCTCAGCAGGTATTTCTGCTTTAAAAAGTGGCGAATTAATACCTCTACCAAAATTATAAATAATTTTACCAGTTGAAATAATCTGTGCAGTCATATTGGACATTGTGGCATTGCCACTATCATATAAAGTTTGTAATTTATCTACCCATTGACTTACTAATAAAGCATCGTTCCCAAATTCTGCAAATTTTTGCTCTCTTTGATGACGTTCTAAAGCATTTTCAACTATACCCGGAGCAATAAAGTCTGCTATATTTGCAGTATACCACATTTCCCCTTCTTTATCCAATGGAATCGAATCTCCCAACCTATCTCTCATATCCATCATAGGAGACAGCTGTTTAGAAACGGATTTTATTATTGCGGCGGCAGTACCATCACTTGCCGTAGGAATAATATCGGGAGACACACTCATTTGTGACTTCCAAAATCCATAATTAGCCCGAAGCAACGCTGCTTCGTCTATAAAAGTTTGTATATATTTGAAATCTTGCGAATTCCAAAGTTTTGCATACGTACTGTTATCAAATTCAAATTTTGCCATAATCTTTTTCTCCTTCTTTAATTAAATTTTAAACCATCCAACAACACGACTTCTATTAAGAGCCTTAACAGATTCGGGCAGAACAGACATTCTATCTAAATATGCTAATTCAGAAAGAACGGGTGAAAACATATATCTAGCTCCATCAAAATCAATATCACTGGTTGCAGGCTCAAATAAACATTCCAAATCCCATGGTAAAACCATATTAGGATTAGTCACAAGTGCCTGTTTTCCACTTCCTACCTCTGTTCCCTCTACCAGCACGTCACCCAAAACCATACTATCCAACGCTGTTCCTAATGTAATTTTCCATACATCATATACCCCTTCTGTGGTTTCCTCTATAGCAGTAATAGCAGCAGCCTTTCCAGTTCCTGTTAATGTGGCTGGAGCCTTCATTATAATATCACCAACAAATGGTTTATGTCTATATTTATCTCTTTTTAGAAACAAATAAGAATCTACCGGAATAGGTTTTACATAAACGACACTAAAAGTATCTCCATCCGCAGCACTTCCCGTAAGTGTTATACCATATTCGGAAAGAGTTTCATTATCAAGACCACCGTCTAAATGCCAATTTGTATCAAAAGCAAAAGAATAGGTTCCAGATACTAAAACCTTAGTTCCAAAGGTAGCCGCTGTTACACTAACATCAGTTACGCCGCTATTCTCCGCCCCATTTGTTGCAACTGCAGATTCGACGACCTCTACTCCATTATATGCCTTTGCTGCTTCATATGTTTTTAAGATATATCCAATACCCCCCATTCTGTATTCAACTAGGTCACTTGCATAAAACTTTCCGTAACCTTTAAAAGGATTAAGTAGTTTACATCCAGTTGTAGGAAAAACCAAATCATTTTTAGCTCCTCCTTGTAACTTTACGAAAACATACCGTAACCCACCTATAGTTCCTCTTTGTTGCAAGAGGACTCGGCCGTTATATACGCCCGAATAATTTGATAATGCCATAAATTTTTACGTTTTTAAATTTTTCTTTCTTGTTCATTTTTCTTTTCTCGCATTGCCTTATAGGTTGCGAATTTTTCTTTATCATCAACCGACCTAGCGCCAGGACTGGGTGTGGGAACATTCGTTCTTGAAGCTTCTGATTGATTATATATATCAATATAATCTTGAACTTCCTTTTCTACATTGCTACTTTCGTCTAATTTAACTTTAGATACAATGCATTTAAACCATTTGTTCTCTTCATCTTCAACTTTAACTCCACCTAAATTTAAACCGGAAAAAAAATCATTTCTTTTTTGTTCAATCAATCTTTCTTTCCTTTGTTTTTCATTTTCAGTTTTAATCTCCTCTATTTGCTTCATTAGGGTTTCTAATTTATCAGGAGGGTCTATTCGGTTGTCCCCGCCTGGAATAACATCCTTTTTTATAATAGGATTTTCCTCTTGGGTTTTTTTAATAAAATTGGATTTTTCATAATTAACATTCCCATCAAATTCTTTAAAATCATCAATGTAATTAGTAATAAATGCATCCAATTCTATTTCTTCGTCAACAAATCTAGTGTAATATGTATGGCAGAAAACCTTTAATGTTCGTTGACTCATTTGTAGGGTTTTTCCCTTTTCTGTTAAATTTGCCTTGATTTTTTCAAGGGCTTCTTCTTCTGTGAATTTCATAAGTTTTATGAATTAAATTTAATTAATACAAATTAATAAGGTTTTTTCCATAAAACATAATTATTGACCACCATTTAACGCCATGGCGAACCCGATTACCAATATAATATAGATATATGTATAGATAATAACTTATTTTTGTATTGAAAAATAATGTTTTTTTAAGAAACTATACATTAATGGGCAATATTATTAATGGCATAAATAAAGAGAAGAAAGCTATAAGACCACAACCAGGGGGGCAAGAACGTTTTGTGCGCTCTAATGTAGATGTTTGTTTTTTTGGGGGGGTATTAAATCCCCAGCCCGGAGACGAATTAATATCTACACCAGATGGATTTATGTGCATACAAGATCTTTTTATAGGTGATATTATATGTGATGCCAACGGAACTACTCAAAAAATAAATTATATAATAGACAAAGGAACGCTCGAATGTGTGGAATTTACATTAGACGATGGAAGAACAGTAAGAAGTGCTTTATCCCATAGGTGGATTATAGAAAATAAATATAAACGAATATTAGATATTTCATCTCAGGATATAATTGATCACATGGATGAGGATAACCAAAATACGGAACTCATAAAAGAAAAAAACTATAAAATACCTGTTGCATGTCCCGCTTTTTTAGAAGATAACTATAAAGATGAGAGAAAAATAGAACCTTATATTTTTGGAAAAGATATAAATGCTGGAAATATTTCATATATACCCAAGTGCTATAAATATACCTCTATAGAAAATAGGATAAATTTATTAAAAGGAATTATGGGTAATCATATAGAATCAACACAATATAACACCACTAAACGGGAAATAGCTATTGATATTGCGGATATAATATATTCAATAGGTGGAAAATGTAATATAATAGAAGAGATACTTAACGACAATATCAATTACAAACTATTAATAAAAACCTTAAAAGAAAACCCCACTAAATATGATTCACATTTAGTATTAAATATTATATCGTATAAATATATCGGTAAAAAACAATGCTATTGTATTAATGTAACGGGGGTTGACCATTTGTATCTAACTAACAATTATGTTATAACTAGAAATTGCGGTAAGACCTCCGGGGCAATTCTATCAGTAGCCGAGTGGGTTAAAATGCCAAATTTTAGAGGACTATTCACGAGACGTAATTTAGGTGATGCTAAAGCCGGTGGTGGACTTGTTGATGAATTTAGGAATTTTTATGGGGATATGATTAATGTTAAAATGGCTGATAGCCCACGTATTACATTTCCAAGTGGTGCATATATAGATATTACACACATCGCCGATGAGGAACCACGCAAATTAATGGAACGTGTTAAAGGTTATCAATATGATTTTATAGAATTAGAAGAATTAACATCATACGAGTGGAGTACATTTAATATAATAATAACCCGTAATAGAGGTAATGCTGGTATAGGTTCTAAAATAAGAGGAACCACAAACCCGCAAAAAAACCATTGGATGAGAACGTTTATAAACGATTATATCGGAGCAGATGGTACAATTAAGCCGGATTGGGATGGAATGGTTAGATATTTTTATATATATGGAGAAACCGTAAACGATGTGGCATGGGGCGATTCTAAAAAAGAGGTTTATGAAAAATGTAAAATAAGTATCGACAAAAAGTTAGCTATTTTAAATAAAGAGAAAACAATTTTCACATACGATAACTTCATAAAGTCATTTGTGTTTTATTTGGGAAATATGTCCGAAAATAAAGCATCTATTGAGAGGAATAAGGATTATGTAGGTAGCGTTGCAGCTGGTGGTGGAAAACAAGGTCAAATTCTATTAGAGGGAAACTGGGATATAAGTGTCTCAGATGATGATGTCCCTATTTCTTCGGTAATGGCACATGAAATATTTCTTAACGATCCTCAAATAAATGGAGATAGGTGGTTGACAGCCGATTTAGCCGATGAGGGGACTGATAATTTTATTATTGTAGTTTGGGATGGATTCCATATAATAGATATAATAATAAGAGGAAAAACAACCCCTAAACAAAATGCCGAACTCATAATACAAGCCGCAAAAAAATATGATATAGGCACTAATAATATAATTTTTGATGGGAATAATGGTAGATATATAAATGATTATATCCCTAACGCCATACCCTTTATATCGTTTTATAAATCATTCGGGATGGATATGTTTAATGCCCAATCCTTAAAAGATGAAGCATATATGAGATTAGTATCAGTCATAAATGACAATATGCTTTCAATGGAAAAGGAGATAGCAAAAAAAAGATACACACACGCTAAATTAAAAAATGATGTTTCTATACAGTGCGAATTTATGGAAGAATGTGGAGTAGTCAGATTTAAAAAAATGCCATCAGGGAAAAATAAATTATGGAGCAAAGAACAAATGAATACTCTACTTGGGAAAGGAAGATCCATGGATTTACTCGACCCATGCGCCATGCGAATGATGCCTGTATTAAAAATAAAACATGGAGACGAATTAATAGAAACTAGAGCAGAAATATTAAGAAATACCAATGAAAACACATACAATAGGGGATTTTATAGAGATCCCGATTTTTCATCTAATTATAGAATAATATGATGGACATTACACAAATAAAAAAAATAATATCCGAATCAAAAGAAAACGGATATGAAATAAAAATAAGAGATATTGCATTTGCTTTATTAAGTAAATACATATCTGATAATAACATACTATATCAAATAATTTATCAAAGAGAGGGAGACCAAGAAACCATAGACAACTATGTTAATAGCGAAACGACTAAATTCATTAAAGGGTATCTTGAAAACATAAAAGTTGATAATATAGAAATTTCCGAAGTACGGGGATTATCCTATGATGAGAATAGAAAAGGGATGGAGGCCGATTTGATATTTTTAGAAAAATTTATAGAAACTAACGGAAAAGAATTAGACGCTAAAGAAATAGCAGCTATAATGGGTAAAAAGGCAGATTTACGTGTCAAACTAAATGATAAATTTGGGGTTACAGATAAAACGGAGGAACAAAAAATAATTGTACAAACCAAATTTAGTGGTATATGTGATTGGTTACACAAAGAATGTCCAATGACAAAGGATTATGTAAAAAATAAATTTAATCTTATAGAAAAAAATGGGTAATAATATTAAAAATTCAAGACAGAAAAAACTCAAGGAATATCTGAGTAATCCTGAAAAAATATTATATAAAGAAGACTTTACAAGAGGAATAGATATGAGTTTTGATTCATGTGCTACCTTAACGTCTTTGGGATATAATGAAAAAAGAAAAGTTGAATTACCAGATTTAAAAAGAAAAGCCGTTTCTCAAAGTTTATTTTTAAGAGAATTAGATCCTAATTGTCATAACGTGCTATTTGATGAAAATATACCATCTATATGTAGAGAAATAGCGGACGGTCAATTTCAGGAAATAAAATACCAAAAAATGGCATGTGCTCTACAAAGAAACATTAGAGATAAACATGTATTACATCTATGTGGGAATCCAATGCAGTTTACATTAATGGAAACAGAGCCAAGTATTATACAACAAAATAATTTTACAAAATTTAAACAATACTGGTCTCTCAGAAATCAAGATGGGATGAGATGCAAGATGGTATCTACACAGAAAGGCGTCGGTGATGCGGCTCTTTTATATTATTTCAATTATAAGGGGGAGATAAAATCCAGACTACTATCATATCCCGATTATGTGATATTACCCCTAAATGATGAAAATGGAGATAGATTATTAGAAAGTGTATATTATTCTGATGGTAATTTAGAACGAATAGATAGTTATGATGATTATAATATGTACCGCTTTGTCCTAGATAACAATAATTTAGGAAAAAATAAAACAGGATGGAGAATGGAGGGTCAATATAAGCATGGGTTTATAGAAAATCCCCTCATCACTAAAAGAGGTGAAGTCGCTTGGAATAAAGTTCAATCCAATATTGAAACCTATGAAATAATTTACAATATCTATAATGTAATTCAAAAAAGACAAGGCTGGGGAATCCTTTTTTTAAGGGGAAATATTTCTAATACCATAGAAAAATTTAATGGGTCACTTATTCTAAAAGCAACCGGCCTCGATGCGGAGAAGGCGACCGCCGAATACAAAGTACCGCCAACGGGAGAGGGAATGAAAGAGAGCATGGAACTTATTAAAGAGACCATACAAACGGGGGCTGGGTGTACTTTTCTCTTACCCAAAGATATAAAAATGGCAGGAGATATTAGTGGCGTGGCTATCATGCTTACTCAATCATTAGATATAGAGACGGCATTGCAAGGTACTATAGAATGGCAAAATGTTGCAAATAAAATGACACGTTTATTTAAATATGGGTTATCCAAAGAATTAGTAAATAACGGTATAAATAACAAGGCAATTACCGAATTTAACGATTTATCTATTCAAGCTCAATTCAAGGTATGGAAACCACAAAGTGATACCGACTATGCAACAATGCTGGTCGCACTAAAATCCGCAGGATTAATATCGGAAGAAACGGGAATAGAGAAAAACCCTGTTTCTAGTCCAGATGAAAAAAATAGAAGAAAAAAAGAGGAGGTGGAAAAACAAACAACAGAGGCCGAAAACGCATTAAAACAAACAACAAATTTAAATAATATAAAGGAGGGATAATTATGGCTTGGTATCAAATAGTAGTTTTATTCTTAGGGGGTGGAGGTATTGTATCGGGGGTATATACAATGTTTACTGCTAAGGTTAAAAAAGAGGGTATAATAATTGAAAATTTAAAACAAATTATAGATGAAGTAAAAAAGAATCACAAGGAATATAAAACTGAAACCGATGAAAAATTCACCAATCTAGAATTAAAAATATCAAAGATGGAGATAAAAGATGAAATACAACAAAGAGCTATAAATAAGGGATATAGATGTCAATTTACCCCCACCAATAAAATATGTCCCGTAACCGAAATTATGGATAAAGAAGTAGCTGCATTGTTGAAAAAAGAAAAAGATTCTAACGAAAAAGAAAAAACGGCCTAATTTATACGATAATTATATACTAAATACTAATAATGAACAATATCCTATATATATACACATATGTTGATGGAATAAATGACATACCTTTTTTAGATAGTGATAATCCTATTGGAATAACAGACTATTCTTATTCTGCACAAAGAATGGCCTCCGTGAATTTTTCGGCTACTCTAATGTATGACCTTTGTTTAGATAATTTATGGACGGGCAATGAATATATCACCTTTAATGAAGAAAAATATTTTATTAAAAAAATACCCACATCATCTAAAGATAATGAAGATACAAGATATAAACATATTCTTAATTTTATTTCAGAAAGAGACATATTGAATGGTGTCTATTTTTTTGATGTTGTAACCGGAACAGAGGATGTAGATAGATATAGATCAAATAGCACTAAAGTTATATTTTTTGGTGATATTCAAGAATTTGTTAAACGTCTTAATTATTCCCTTTTATATTCCGGGCTTGATTATACTATTGTGATTGATGAAGGAATAAGTAGTGAAGGGAAAAATATAGACTATACAGATCAATTTATTAGCACCGTATTACAAGATATATATAACATTTATGAATTATCATATTATTATATAGGTAAGACTATCCATGTGGGGGTGAATAGTAATGCTATTACCACCCCATTTAAATATGGATTTGATGATAATTTATTATCAATAGAAAAAGCCAATGCCAATTACAAAATTATAAATATGTGTACTGGGGTTGGAAGTTCCGAAAATATACCCTATTATTATCCAAATGAATCAGGCGATCGAGCCACCATAGAAGCTAATGGAGGAACATGGATTGAACCATCTACTACACTGATGCCACCCATTTATCGTGATTCATTCGGAAGCGAGCGTTTCTATAAAGCACTCAATAATACGTACATAGACCCAAGTACTGAGGAATTTTATCATTTTTATAATCCCTATGACGTTAAAAATCCCAGCCAACATAAAATAACTTTTGAAAATATTAAGCCCACCATTACGGAAATCGTTAATGCTAATGAATTACGTATTGACTTGCTCGATGGGATCGCTTTTGATAGTGATGATAATGACGATATAGACAATGAAAATAACTATATCCATCAATATTTTTATGTTAAACTAAAGCTATTTGATGGCGAATATGGATTCAATATTTTTGAACATGGCATGATAGGATCAAATATGACAATAGCAATGACAAGTGGCAATTGTGCTTCTTGTAAGTTTGAAATTGGAATTATAGAAACTACCGTTGGGGATATAACAGTTTTTAATAATCCCGTTCAAGTAGATGTCAATGGAGATATAGTGGCTGGAAATTATGAAGATAAAGTAAAATCAGACAATATACAACCACAACAACAAAATACACAAACCAATAGCGTCTGGATAGCATTAAAAAAAGAAGAAAGTACATTTGGAGTTGTAATGCCAAATGCAGATAAAAACTATAAACCCAATGCTGGGGATAGTTTCGTTATTACAAACATAGACTTACCACAATCTTATATAAGTAATGCGGAGA